TACGGAACAAGCAAACCGATTTAGGATTATATTACCATTGTCACATACTATTATTCTTGGTTCAGATGAATATAGTAAGTTTATGGAAAATGTGTTTATCTGTTTACCTTTTGATGCTGATGAAGCTACAAAAGATGTAGCACGTAAATGGATGACAAATCCAGGTGAATCATTTGTAAATGATGGCAAATTTAGATGCTATGCAATTTATACCTCAAACAAAGAAATCAGAAGAGATGACACTTAGAAGACAACAAGTTAGTTCAATGTCAAATCTACAAGCTTGGTTCTTCAGAAAAATAGGTGAAGGTAACAGAAACAATGTTCTACTTAAGTACGGTTTAGTACTTGTAGATAATGGTTATGATATAGACTCTGTGCGTAATGCAGTTGTTGATTTCAATAACAAAGTTACAGACCCATTACCTGAAGCTGAAATACACCGTACATTAATGATTACGATTACTAAACGTATGGCAGAACTAGGTAAGCTCTAGTTAATAGGACCAAGATACTTGAACGTCCTTTTAAAAGCTAGTAAATTTTATAAAACTAAAGGAGCAATATGTCTACAGAAACAGTTAATGACGATTTAGTCTTGATATCTGGAGCATCTGCCACTGGTAAATCGGCTAGTTTAATGAACATAGCAAACCCAGAAGGGGTAATGTATTTGAATTGTGAAAGCAATAAAAAGTTACCTTTTAAGAGTAAATTTATGGAACTTACTATAATTGACCCTTACCAAGTGTATGAAGCTTTTGACCATGCAGAAACTCTGCCTGATGTGCACACAATCATTATTGATACTTCTACTTATCTTATGGATATGTTTGAAACTCAATATGTTTTAGCTTCTGCTAATACCCAAAAAGCTTGGGGAGATTATGCTCAATACTTTAAAAGATTGATGCAGCAATATGTAGCAAAGTCTACAAAGAATGTTATTGTTTTGGCTCACACTAAACAAGTGATGAATGACGCTGAAATGGTTCTTGAAACTAAAGTACCCGTTAAAGGTGCTCTAAATAATAATGGTATTGAAAGTTATTTTAGTACAGTTATTTCATGTAAGAAAATGCCACTAAATAAATTGAAAGATTTTGCTAGTGATATGCTTACTATTACTGAAGAGGAAGAAATGCTTGGTTATAAGCATGTATTCCAAACTCGTTTAACTAAAGATACGGTAAATGAACGTATGAGAAGTTCAATGGGTATGTGGAATATCAAAGAAACTTACATTGATAACAATGCACAGTTAGTTATTGATAAACTACACCAATTCTACGGTGATTAAGTAGCTCTGACAGAGTTTTATCTATTTAGGTGACTCATTTATTGAGTTTAATACTTTCGAGGCTTGTAGAGCCTCTGACAACATAATTAAAAGGAAATATTATTATGGATTTATTTAAAAAAGACGCATCAATTGAAACAGAAAAAGACACACTAGGTGGTGGTGGTTTTGTATGGGATACAGGACTTTATGACGTTGCAATTGACTCAGTATACATGGACCAATCTAAAGGTGGTGCTTACTCACTAAACTTCGTATTCAAAACTGCTGATGGTAGAGAATTAAGAAATACTCAATATGTTACTTCTGGTGCTGCAAAAGGTACAAGAAATTACTATGAAAAAGATGGTAAGAAACACTACCTACCTGGCTTTACTGCTGCAAATGATATTGCCGTAGCTGCTACTGGTAAAGAACTTTATGCTCTTGAGAGGGAAGATAAAATTGTAGAGATTTATGATTTTGACCTTAAGAAAAAAGTACCAGCTACTAAGCCAGTATTCATGGAAATGATTGGTAAAACTTTTAAACTTGGTGTTCAAAAAGTTAAAGAGTACAAAAATGTAAAAAATGGTGCTGGTGACTATGTACCTGGTAATGAAATTAAAGAGTTTAATGAAGTTGCTAAGTCATTTAACAATGATGGTCTTACTTCTGTTGAAGCAAAAGCTGGGGCAACAGAACCAGAATTTGTTAACAAATGGTTAGAAAGAAATGGTGCTGACTTTATTAAAGACAAAACTAAAGGTGTAACTCCTGCCGCTGGTGGTGGAACATCTGGAATGCCTGCTGCAGGTACTGGTGCTGCTCCTTCATTATTTAATAAGTAATAAATGTGAAAGCCATAGTGCTTCCCATTTACTATACTAAAGAGTACAAACGTGGAAAAACTATGAAGCGTAAAAATAAGGAAGGTAAAGTCATTACTAAAGTAGTATATGAGCATACCTTTCTTGTTGGTATGAATTGGTATAGGAATGTTGACCCATATACAAATAATGAGGTCAAAACTTGGTATGATGAAGAGATAACTAAACAGTTAGGTGTAAATCCAGATTTAACTAAGCCTTTTCAGTATACCTTAAATTTAAAATTGTATTATTCAAACCCCAGTTGCGATGGGTCTAATATATTCTCACTTATGGAGAAGTATACCTTAGACTCATTGCAAAAATTAGGTTGGGTAAAACAAGATAATGTTAAGTTCCATACAGGTACAACTACAGAAGTAGTTGAAAAAGACAGTGATAACCCTAGAGTTGTTGCTGAAATAATAAGGAAAGAAGATGCCTAAGTATAAAGAATTATTTTTACAACATGGTAAACAAGTAGATATGAAGTTGCAAGAAATTGCTACTAAATTATCAACAACTGCTGATTTTGAAAATGACAAAGTAGATATACTTATTTCTTTGGGTCTAATTGGAGAATTCAATTCTGATTTAGTTAATTTATTAGCTAATGATGCACCTAAAGATTTAGTAACTAAATTTGTAAGTGAAGACCCAGTAGAATTGTATAAAGTAAGTGTAAGTAAATGTGAGGGTTCTTGTGATTGTGAACCAACTAGAGAAGAGAAGCAAATTGATGCTATTACTGACCTAGTTGAAAGATTAGAAGAATTAACTAAAAACGCACAAGCGAAAGTAAGAGGTTAATTATGAAATTAATTATGGAAGAAGCAGAAATTCAAGCTGCAGTTAAAGCGTACATGGGTACTGATTATGACATCAAAGACCTAAAAGTAGTTGTTGGGAGAACTAAAAGTTCAACTAGAATTGAAGTTGAAGTTGAGAGAGTACAAGTTGAAGCTTGTATACCTACTTCACCTATTATGAGAGATATCAGTGTGCCTGAAAAGGTTGTTGCTCCTATAACACCAAAAGTACACTCTGGTCCAATTTTCTCAAGAATTGAGGAAGACTAATGGCTGCTGATAACGAACAATTAGTAGCGATTAAAACGCTAATGGATAAATGTATTGATGAGATTGACTCATACATAGAAAAACCTACTAAAACTAAAAGTCTAAATATTAGAAAAATGACTACAAGTATTGGTAAGTCTGGTACATTTTTAAGAGCTGAGCTTATAGCTTTAGATAAAGCAGGATATTAATATGAATGCTTGGGAAGAATTACCTCAGTTTAGTAAAGAGTTATATAAAGCTACTTATTTTCATGAGAATGATGATTATGAATCATGGTCACATAGAGTTTCCCATAAATATGCTAATGATGAAAATCATGGTAATCGTTTAAAGATGTATATACAAAAAAGATGGTTTCATCCGTCTACTCCTATTGCGTCTGATAGAGGGTTACCAATTGCTTGTTACGTTTCACATGTTGGTGATAGTAATGAAAGTATATTTGACTCATATCATGAAGGTGCTTGGTTAGGTGCTCTTGGTGGTGGTCGAGGAGTTTACTGGGGAGATGTTGGTTCACAAGGTCGTCCTATTGGTAAATACTCTAAAGATTTAACTTGGAGGGAAATACAAAGTAACCCTGACATACCAAAAAGTCCTGGATTTATTCCATTTTTAGTGTGTCAGATAGAGCTACGTATGCAATCTCACAAGCTGGAACTAGACGTTCAACTGAAGCAGCATATATGCCTGTATATCATGCAGACATTATTCCTTTCAAAGACATTCGTTTAGAAACTGGTTCAAGAGATAGACGTATGCCTAACTTACATCATGGTATAGCTATTACAGATGCCTTTATGGAAGCTGTGAAAAACTTACAACCATGGGATTTAATTGAACCACACACAAAAATGGTTGTGGACACTGTTGATGCTTTTGATTTATATATGGACATTTTGTCTGTAAGAAAAACTGAAACTGGTGAGCCATATTTATTATTTATTGATACTGTCAATAGAGATAATCCTATTGAATATACAAAAGAAGGTTACTTAGTTTATTCTAGTAATATATGTACAGAGATAGTTGGTGCTACTGCTCCAGACTTAACTGCTGTGTGTTGTTTAGCAAGTTTAAACTTGGAACAATGGGATGAATATGAAGACAGTATTGAGCAAGTAGTAAAAGACGTTTCTGATTATCTATCTAATGTATTGATTCATACTGTTAGAGAAACAAAACATAGACCTGAATTTGCTCGTGTACGTAAATTCATTGAAGAAACTATGGAAATTGGTATTGGTGTAATGGGCTTAGGTTCACTATTTCAAAAACGTAATATTCCATTTGAATCTCCAATGGCGAAAGGTTTGAATAGTCAGATAATGACTGCAATCAAAAATGCAAGTGATAAAGTACAAAGAGAAATTGAGGAAGATGAAAGATGCTTACTTAGTATCAAGCATGGTACTCATAAACGTAATCTACATTCATTAGCTATTGCTCCTACAATGAGTATTAGTACTTTAAGTGGTTTATGTAGTTCAGGTGTAGAACCTTGGGTAGCTAATAGTTTTACTAAAAAAGTACCTACTGGTAGTTATACTATACGTAATAAATATCTTGTACAATTAATCAACGAAACTGCATTAACTGATGTAGGTATGCCTGGTGATAAGTGGATTGAAGAACAGTGGAAGTTAATTAACAAAGCTGGTGGTTCAGTTCAACACTTAGATTGGATGACAGACTATGACAAAGATGTATTTAAAACAGCTTTTGAAATAGACCAAAGAACTATCATTGGTTTAGCTGCTGACAGACAAAAAATCATGGTAAATGAACAGTCACAGAGTATTAATTTATTTATGCCTGCAGAAGTTACTTATGAAGAGCTATATACTGTTCACATGATGGCTTGGGAAGAAGGTTTAAAATCTTTATATTATTTACGTTCTGAGCCAGCTGTACAAGCAGATGTTGCAAACAAAGAAAGACAGGCTATTACATTAGAAGATGATGTATGTGTAGCTTGTACATAAAGGATTTATATGGAAGCATATATTGGAACCAAACTGATAAACGCTAAACCTATGAGCAGACTAGTATATACAGCCTTACGAGGCTGGGAACTACCTGCTGATGAGAATGGTGCAGATGAGGGTTACCTTGTAGAATATCTTGATGGGGGTAAAGCTAATACTTCAGAATATGAAGGTTATATTAGTTGGTCACCTAAAGATGTGTTTGAAAAAGCATACAAAACATCAGGTAGTTTATCATTTGGTTCAGCTATTGAACTAATGAAACAAGGTAATAAAGTTGCCCGTGAGGGTTGGAATGGTAAAGGTATGTTTATATTTTTAGTGGGCGGGAGTCAATTTAAAGTAAATCGCCCACCATTATTGGGTATTTATGAAGAGGGTAAAGAAATTAATTACCAACCTCATATTGATATGAAAACTGCAGACGATACAATTGTACCTTGGTTAGCTTCTCAAAGCGATATGCTTGCAGAAGACTGGGTGATTGTATCATGAGTAATCTATTAAATCGTTCCACAACTTTACCTGTTTACAGGGAAGCTAGTGGGATGAAATACCCTTGGATGGAAGATGCCACTAAATTACTAATGGACATGTTCTGGAAATTTGATGCTATTGAATTAGGGAAAGATGTAGAAGACTATGCTAAAGGTTCTAAGAAAGAGCGTGGTGATATACAAGAAATCATGAAACTGTTTACACAAAATGAGGTACAAGTATCTCATGGATATGTGAAGATGGCAACTATATTTAAACCTGAAGAAGTAGTAAATTGGTGTGTGTATGCTAATGGTACAGAAGTAACTCATAAAATGGCTTATAGCCTTTTTACTGAAACTATTTTACCTAATACTAGTATATACACTGATTTTTTAGATATTAATGTTATGGCTACAAAGTCTACATTTCTTGATAAAGCTAAAGTAAAAAAATGGGAAGACTACAAAGCTGTAGGATTAACTGATGCTGAAGTGGATTGGGAATTTAGAAGAGCTGTTGCTCGTATGCTTGCTGTTTATGGTGGGGGTACAGAACTTGTATCTTTGTATGCTCAGTTTGCAATGTTACTACAATTTCAATTTGCAGGTAAATATCCAGGTCTTTGCCAAATAGTTGAATATTCTATTAGAGATGAGTATATACATGGACTTACAAATTGTAGACTCTTTAGAGAATACATTAGTGAGAACAAAGATATCTGGGATGATGAGTTAAAATTTGATATTTATGAAGGTACGAGAGAACTTGTATCTTATGAAGAATCATTGATTGACTATATTGACCCAGCTCATATAGATAAAGATAAATGTAAAGAGTATGTACGTTACCAAGCAGACCAAGCACTGAAAGAGTTAGGAATGAAACCTAACTATAATATTGCTGATAACCCTTTTCCTTTTATGGGGGAAGTAACAGGTACTATTCTAACAGATTTCTTTAGTGGTAAAGTTACTAGTTATAGCAGAAAAATGTTAGGTACAAAAGAAAATCTTAGAGCCAAAATAAAAAAGCTTAATGGAGAATCACATGAAAAAAACTAATGATGCAGGGGAAGCAACTGATATTTCAGTAGAAGCTACCCTACAACAAAGGGGTAATCGTTATGGTGAATTCAAAAATCATGCTAGTTTATCTCAAGCACTTAAAAGTGCTTTTGATGCTCATGTAGTTAAGTATGGTCAACCAGAAAACTTTACGGATAGTATGAGTGAATCAGTAGAAATGATTTTTCATAAACTAGCACGTATTGCCAATGGTGACCCAACTTATGATGACACTTGGCGGGATATTGCAGGTTATGCTCAACTTATAGTTGATGAGGTCAATGAAAAATGACCGACTACGAGATAGAGAAAAAAATTGAGAACATTAAAACTTCTCAGGCTCCTTTAGAATTGAGAGAGAAGGCAATTAAAGAGTTGGAGAGTAAGCTAAGCACTAGCAACTCTTCACATATTGCTAGACAACAGTATGCAGAGAGTGCACCTGACTATTCAGATATTGGAGAATAAATGAAATTAGAAAAGGAATTACAAATGAATTTTAACCCGATTAAGCAAATTTACAAGTTTAACCAAGAAGCTGGGCTATTAGAAAAAGGCTACTCCGATGAAAGAGAGTGTGCCTACCCTATAGAAGAAGCTTTAGAAGGTTTTAATACTACTGAACTATTAGCACAACTAAGCATGGAACGAGGTGCAAGTCCTAAAGACATTTCAAGACGCATTATTGATTTAACTATCAATGGTGAAGATATACAAAATGTTGATAGATTAGACAAACATCTCGATGCTATAGTATTTGCTTTTGGTTCAATATTTAAACTTGGTCTTAGTCCTCAAGAAGCTATGAAAGCTTTATCCATTGTTGCTGATGCAAATATACAAAAACTTACTGTTGGTGTAGACTCAGAAGGTAAACAAATGAAACCTGAAGGTTTTATTCCACCTGAAACTCAATTGCAGAAAATTTTAGATACTTTGTAGTGCCACAGTCAATTGCGTAAGTAACGACTTAAACTATCTTACCCAGTAATCCGTAATAATGGGTATGTTTGTCAACTACATCAAATAAGTTGTCGAAGCTATAATGAGAATATTAGCAAATGGGTTATCATAACCAATACAAAATATGAGAATACAGTAAGCACTAATACTGTGTTGGAAGGGACTATAATATGACATCCGCAGCCAACTAAAATAAAAAGCAAGGGATTATTATAGAGTCGTATTTATGCGGCTCTTATTTTAGTTATTGACTAACTAAATATTTTTAGCTACAATACACATCACA